GTCATTGAAGAGGTTTTATTTGGAAAATCTGTCGATTTTAATGCATTGACGACTTCCGATATGCCTGTGTCTCAGTCTGGCTTTGCCTTTGGTGAGACCATGGATATGTTAAGAAATTTTAAAATGATTAGGGACAATGAGTTGACAAGACGCATTACCCAAGTTATTGCAACCGCATTTTCATGCGGTTTAGTTAGAGGGAAGAAGGATTTATATTTTACATCGGTTAATCTTTCGTTCGTATTAGAACAATTCACAAAGGATTCGAATACAATTTTCGATTTTTTTGATTCTCTCTTGAATATTTTTCAGTTCATCGTAGAGAAGGGATACATTTGTTTTAAACAGAGAACATTTGCTCCTTTATTTATGTCTGATGAAGGATCCTCCGATTATGAGAAAGATTTGGCCGAAGTTTTTGGTTTTTGGCCTGCAGTACAAGCAGGTAATTATAAGGACACGCCATTTTGCAGTGTTCCACATTTCGCCAATGCGTTGGACAATCTTTATATCGCTACTACTGCGTTGGTTGAACAAAGCACCGATACATTTTCTAAGAAGTATCATGCTAAAAATTTGGAGAGGTTAAACACTATCGCATCCAAATTTAAATCACAGGAAAGATCCGGAGGTTTACGTGAAGAACCTTTTGCCTTCAATATTTATGGGAAGTCATCTGTTGGTAAATCGTCAATTATGGCAGTTCTCACTGATTATTGTCTCAAGGCTACCGCTTTCATAAAGAACCCCGAGAGAACGAATTTTGAAGTTGATAGTCGTATGATTTGTTCCCAAAACGCTAAGGATAAATTTGATTCTGACTATAAGTCATATACCCTTGCTGTCTTATTTGACGATTTGGCAAATGAACGCGCGGAAGTCGCCAAAGAGAGCCCCATTGATGCTGTTATACGTTATTGTAACAATATTAAAAGTACAGCTTTAAAAGCAGACATTCATGAAAAAGGGGTTATCCAAAAAGAACCTTGGTTAGTTGGATCTTCCACCAATGTCAAAAATTTACAAGCGGATCAGTATACCATAGAACCAATCTCGGTTTTAAGACGTTTTAATATTCACATTGAGCCTCATGTGGCCTCTAACTATGTGAAGAATGATGGCATTTTTCTTGATGGGCGAAAATTAGCAGAAGCCGATCAGACCATTCCTGATGCTTGGAGATGTAATGCTTATTACTATGAGTATAATAAAAAACCATATAAGCAAAATTCCACTCAAGAAACATTGGGTTATACTACACTTCCATTCAAGTTTATGGGGAGGGACGGTAAAGAATATGTTTCAAATAACTTAGATATGGAGAAATTGCAATGGCTTATTTTTAGATTGCTTGAGAGTCATTTTGTGACTCAGCATAGCGTTATTCGTAGTAACGAGAGAATTAGGAAAGAACCACTGTGCGAACATAGAATCCACAAAAGTGTTTGTAGCTTTTGCACTCCAAACCAGATTAAACCAATACCTCGCAATGTTCCATCGCCTGAAGCTCGACGAATTGATAGTGAGAGACTTTACGCGAAGGTGGTGCGTGATGCGCGATCCCGTTTTGTTTTAGAATTGGAATCTGAGAATGATGGAGATGGCAACCACGAAATCATTAGTGAAAGTGGTTTTGCAGTAAATTGGAAACTTATAATTACATGGTACAAATGGCAATTTTATATAATATTTGCTCAGTGGTCCATTTCGTTTATTTATGGTTTCGTACGCGAATTATGGCGTATGGGTTGGTTTAGGCCTTCTACATACAGTCACTTTGATAGAGCATATTGGCGCATTAAATATTATAGAGATGCTACTGCTTTTTATGCGAGGAATTGGATGAACAATGTGACTGATACGATTAATGAAATTAATAGTTTGAGATTTATTCCGTGGGAACTAACGGATTTTATTCCTGATAGTTGGGTTGAAGATACACGATTTTCTTGGATTTATATGTTTAAGTATGACATGGAATATTATCCCCAACTAATTTTATCTTCCATAATCTTTTGGCTATTTAGCGTTTGGATTACTTTTAAAATTCGCGGACAAAATATGTTTTGGCGAAATTTCTTTGCGGTTCTTGGATATATGTACATCGCTCTCTTATTGCGCAAGAAATTTTTAATGAAGGAATTGAGGACACGTAGAGGTGTCCTGCGCAATGTTTTGAAACATTCTATGAAGATGATGCTCGGGACTTCCATTCAAGTAATGCTTACTTTTGGTGGCATTGTTGTCTCATACAAGGTAGTAAGAGCTATGCTTAAAACTATTAAACTCGTGGCGAATTCTTCTCATGGAGGAGCAGTTAGCATTGGCAGTGAAGAGGAAAATGTCTGGCTTAATGCAGTTCCTATGGCATTACCAAAACGCGATCCTAGGACAGATACTTTACCAGCTGATCAAGTCAGTAATATTGTTCTCAAGAATACCACTGCGTGTATTTATGATGATAAAACTTGGTCTTCGGGTTTCTTTCCCAGGAGTCAAATTTTACTTGTGCCTACACATGAGGTTGCGAATAAAGAAAAGATTAATATGCGATTGCGCAAAGATAACATTAAAAATTTATCTGGCGGGAATATAGACGTAGAAATTACTCCTGCCAGGATTTATAATTTCCCAGATAAAGACATTTCTGCAATATATCATTCGAGATATCCAGATAAGCAGGATTTAACACATTTATTTCCTTGTGAAATTCCTCAGGACCGTAATCCTACTAAATGGGTCACTAGACGACAAGACGGTAGTATTGCATCTGGCACGGCACGCCGTAATGGTATTGCACCGCGTGTTAATACGGATAAGACTAGCTTTAATGATTCTACTGTTGTTACGTATATAGAGGAAACTGCTGGTGGTGATTGTATGAAGGTGCATATTGCCGATGTGAGAAGTGGCAGTCACATTGTTGGCTTTCATCTCGCTGGGAAGAATTATACAGGCTATTTATCTACTCTCACTAAAAGTGATTTGGAGCAGTGTTATGCATATTTTGATTCGCAACCTGCTACTCGCTTATCAGCCACCATGGGAGATATGAAAACCCAGCTGTATGATAAAGACTTTACCCCTCAAGAACCCCGGAACAAAAAATCTACTATTAATTATTTGACTGATGCTGAGATTAATTATTATGGAGATCTTCCTGCCTTCTTACTAGACCTAAAAGCAGTGTAATTAAAAGTCCGATTTCCGATTCTGTAGCATCACATTGTGGGGTAGAAAATATATTTGGAAAACCAGCAAATTGTCGAAAAGATGGAATTAAGGTTCCCAAACAAGCCCCGTATAATAAGTATTATTGTGGTGCGGGCAAGGCCACCCAAGAATTCCCACTTGAAGTCCTTAAAACCGCCCAAAACGATTATTTAGAAGATTGTGCGTTAAACGAAAGAATGATTTCTGATCTCTGTACTTTACGTCCTTTGACAGAAGTTGAAACTATTTCGGGACAAGATGGAATTAAATTTGTAGATGGCATGAAGATGTCAACGGCTAAGGGTTTTCCCTTATCAGGAAGTAAAGAGGAAATTGTATCCCATTTGGATCCCAAGGAGTACGAAAATGTTTCAGATCCTAAAATATTTGAAGACATATTTATGGATGATTGGAGGGCGACACGCCGGTTGTATTTGGTTGGCCTAAGAGCTTATCCAGTATTTAAAGCGTGTACTAAAGACGAACCTACAAAACTATCGAAGGATAAAGTACGCGTATTTCAGAGCGCTCCATTGACTCTTCAATGTTTAATTAGGCAATATTATTTACCCGTTGCCGCATGTATGTCTCGTCATCCAATCACGACCGAATGTGCGGTTGGGATTAATTCTCAGGGACCGCAATGGAATAAGTTAATTCGACATCTTTCCAGATTTGGGGAGGAAAGAATGGTCGCTGGTGATTTTAAAGCATATGATCAACATATGTCATCAACTATGACATCGGTGGCATTTTTTACTATGATTGAATTAGCCAAGTATTGTAAGGGCTATACTTCAGACGACATCAAGATTATGTCCAATCTTGTTGCGGATGTTGTCCACCCGATGATGTGTGTCAATGGTGATCTTGTGGAATTGATTGGATCAAATCCATCAGGACAAAATCTTACTGTATATATTAATTCTATTGTTAATTCTTTGTATCAAAGATGTGTATTTTATACTATTTATCCTCCTGGTAGTTTAAAGACTACCAAGTTTCAAGATTACGTTGCTCTCATGACGTACGGCGATGATAATGTAATGTCTGTTTCCGATAAAGTCCCTTTGTATAATCATACTCGCATGATGGAAGTTTATGCTATGCGAGGTATTGAATATACTATGGCTGATAAAGACGCCGAGTCGGTTCCATATATTACTTTGGAAGAAACCGATTTTTTGAAACGTGCGACTGTTTTTCGCCCAGAATATTCAGATCCTTCCACCGGTAAAACCGGTATGTATCTCGCAAAACTTAGCGAGGATTCTATTTTTAAGAGCTTGCATTGTAATATGCTATCAAAGATTGTATCTGAGGAGGAAATCGCCCGTCAATGTTTAGATGGGGCGCTTCGCGAATTGTGGTTTTATGGCAAAGAACATTTCGAGATGCGCCACGAGCAATTTAAGTGCATAGTTGCCGAACATGGTTGGCAACATGTAATCTCACCAAATTTTTACAAAACGTTCGATGAACGAGAAGAAGAATGGTTGGAAAAGTACAATCTAGTTCGTACTAATATTAAATCTCAATCCGGTATTTTTAATTCGCAAGCTGGACGACTGCAAAATTATATCTTGCGCAGACTTACTTTTAGATATTTATTTTCTTTATTAATCGTTTATCTCCGGCGTAGTCCGTTATTATGTGAATGGATTGGATACGGATATTGTGTTCTTTGTGGTGGCGGATTGGTATTCGCTATCAGTTCATTTGTTTTGGATTTTTGTGGAAAAGATTATTTATATGTGAATGTTATTTTCCCTTTATTATTTCCTTGGTATGTGCGTGCTATTAGAATGTACATATTAGCGGCTATATATAGATTTAGCATCGAAATTTTTATGAAAGAGGAGCGCGATCCTTTTGCTGTTGATGCCTGGTTGCATCATGTAGTACACGGATGGGGTGCTCCTTTACATCCTGGTTTACCCGACATTGCACCTGAACTGTGTGAGACGGAGCATGACTTAGATTTCGACTAGGATAGTTATGACCGCTGATGTCTTCAAACTCCAAGCGCTAGCTGCATCTAGTTGTTACTCCACTGAGAATGTGCCCTTGTATATTAGTGATTTAGTGAATAATGTATATATTTATCGTTCTGAATACTTGTTCATACCCTGTATACTATTGTAATTATAGAACCTTACTCTTGTTGTGTCATTGCTTTACGCGCAATTAAGAGTTTAAACATAGACGTTAAGCAGGTAATAGATTTTTAGAATTTAAAGACATGTTATTATCATGTCTCAGAAAAGTAATAGGTGGGGGAGAGCCTCGTAATACCCACATTGAGAGGACAACACCAGTTCATATACATCGAAC